ACTTGGGCCGGTCCGCGACCTCATAGTTGATGCCGTGCAGCCGGAACGGCTGCTTCACAAATTCTCCACCCCAATGATCGCCCAGCACCTGGTGGACGTGGTATTGTTTGAGGGTGGCCGTAAACTCATCCACCACAGCTTGAGGACTAAACGGCGGCTTTGCCTCGCGTATCACATCGAGGACGCCGCGGCCGTCCTTCTCGCGGTGCGCGATCGCCATGGTCATGCTGTCGCCCCCGCTGCCTCCTGCGGGATCAAGGAACGCGCAGTAGCCGACAGAGGTCATCGGAGCGCGTTCGCGCACACCAAGCGCTACACAGGCTTCCACCGCCTCGCGCGCAACGAAGCTTTCGAGGTCGCTGCGGAATATCGCCAAGTACTCCGCGCTCGCCGCGGCCAGGTCACGGCTCAGCGCGCGCTGCACGAACGCTTCACTCAGCGTGTCGTTGAAAGCGCGGCTTGCGCCTTGCGCCACCAGGATCAGCGGATCGCCAGCGGGGCCGTAGTGCTGGCGGTAAAGGTTCCACACCTCGCCGCGGCGGGCATAGGGGCTGGTGATGATAAGCAAAGGACCGCCCGTCGTGGCCAAGGACGGCCGCACCGCGGCGAGTATTTCGGCGTCGGGATTGCCGGACCCTTCGTCGGTGTGCCAGAACGCGGCCTCAGTCGCGACCACAGCAACGCATGTCACGCCTCGAAGACGACGAAAGCTGGCGGCCCTGACCTCTATCGAGATTCGGTTGGACAGCTCAATTGTGTCCGCGGTCCGGCCGCGGATCAGGCTCGACATGATTGGCGAGGCGTCGAAGGCGCCCTCGATATAGTCGCGGGTGATCTTCGCCTGGCGCTGGTCGGGCCCAATACAGAGGACAATCCCGCGCTCGCCTCTTGTCAGAACGCCGGACCAGTCGACCAGCGCCGCCAGGTACGTCGCCAGCACGCTTGCCGTGCGGTCCTTGCCGCCGCGCCTGCCGACCAGAAACAGCGCTTCCTCGACACGTGACGGTGGCGGCTGTGCCCGCCCCGTGACGGCTTGAAATGCCGCCAGTTCGGAAGACTCCAGCTCCTCGCCCATGGCAGCAAGCAAGAGGCTTCGCCACGTATGCCAGCTCTCGCCCGCAAGGGCGTTGCCGAGCAGGGCGGGGTCCGAGAGCGCCTGGCGCAGGGTTACGATCGGCGCGACGTTACTGGGAGGCTTGGCTCGGCGCGCCATCGCGGTTCTCACGAGCTGCCCTCCCGCCGCGACGTCCAGTCAGTGGTTGCAGTTTCGGCACCGTCAGGCACTTGAACACCCGACAACCCGTCTGGCGGAATCCCGGGCGATACGTCTGCAGAAGGTCGGGCATCCTGCTCGGCATCTACGGCTGCCGCATGGGTGGCCCGCAGGTATTCAGCGAGCGTCGGCGGCGTCACATTGCGCGACCGCCGCTCGAGCCCGAGCGTCTCGAGGATTCGCCGAAGGTGGCTGGCCGAGCGGGTGAAGACGTCCAAATCGACCTCCTCGCCCATACTGAGCCGGCCTTCCATCTGCTCGAGCTCGCATTCAATGGCTGAAGCGCGCCGCACTAAGGACAGCTGCGCCTCACTCAATACGCTGCTACCGCCGAGATCAGACACATGGCCGGCAACCAGATCCCGGTAGCGGCGCGACCAAGCAGAATTTCCATCGCCCTCCACAAACAGCCGCTTCCCATTCGTCACCGCGCTGCGCTGGGCTGGCGCTCGTGGCTCAGTAGCGCTCCGCCTTGAGGGCACCTGCGGGGCGGCGTGCGAGCGTGTTTCCATGACTCAACTGTTGCCGGGCAATACCCGGCATTCTCACAACAAAACCGGCAACCGCAAGAACATTGCCGGATTTGTAATCCGATCACTTCGAAGAACTTGTTGTTAATTCGAAAGAATTAGAAGGCATGTTGCGGCATGTTGCATTCTTGGCAGTGGAGCGCGGTGGATAAGTTTGGTAGCAGGCTCGGGCTGCCCGAGCCGCGAACTGGCGGTGAACTTTTTTAGCGATGTGGTCAGGCGCGCACGGGTCCGCCAGGGCACTTTTGGGGATAGCATTCATACGATCTCGCCGCGCTGGCAAGCATGACGAGCACAAGCAAAGCGATGGCCGTTTTCAAGACCCGACCTCCACCGAGACGGCAAGCAAATAGATCAAATGAACCGTAATGATACCTAGCCGGTGCGCAAGAGCCGAACGAAAGCGCCATCACCACCGCCAGGAATTCCCTGGTTTACGCGGTATTAAACCGGATATTCCGTCGCTTCGAATGTAGGCAGAAGTATTGCGGTTAATCCGGTAAAGTGTCCAAAACGGTCAGCGCCCTGGTGCCGCCACCGATACTTCAGCCGCGGGCGAGGGCGGCCTTGAGGATCCTTATGTATTCCTGAGTAGACAGGTAATAATATTGAAAAAGAGAGGTTACCCTTCTCTCTCCTACACGCGCGCAATCTGGGATCCTCAGGGATTTTCAACCCATGCGTGCGAGGGGCCGTACCTGATCCTCGCCCGCCGGCTCTTTGGGAATTCTGTTTGGGAATGTCCCTATATAACAGTCCCCTGGGAATTCGGACCCTATTTCCTAGGAATTCTCTTTTCTCATAAACATTGTAAACACACACATATATATCTGGTATATATTGGGAATGCTGTTTGCTTCCTTCTCCAAATAGTCGGCAAACGTTATCCTCGGAATTGGAAAACTGTCAGCCAATTCCCAAGCCAAATTCCCAGAAATTCCCAAGCCAAATTCCCAAGCTATTTCCGTGCAGCGTATCCGTTCGGCGTTGCCACAATCCGTCCTGCCTCGATGCTTGACTTGAGCATGTCGGCGACTTCCTGGGTGCGGTAGCATCCTTTGATACGCTGCTGCAGCTCGCGCCGTGTGATTGTCTTCCGGTGCTCGATGATCTGGAGCAGCCTCTCGACGAACTCTCCGCGGGCATTCAGTGGCAGGTTGTCGATTGATCGCTCCATCATGCTGGTGAAGGCGATGCTGGCCACGTCGGCGCCCCAGACCATGTCCGCGGGATCGACGCGCGCTCCTGGCCCCGTGCGGCCAGCGGCGCGGATGGTGGCCAGCCGCACGGCAGTCTCGGCGACGCGCCCGAGATAGGCTTGCTTGCGGGAGTCGTCCTCGACCTCGCGCTCGGCCCAACGGACGAGCTTCTGATAGCAGTCTCTCGCCTCGCGGCCTGTCCACGGCAGGACTTCCGGCCTGAAGTGCACGCCGGGGTCGCTGAGCTGCGCCATGGCCAGCCGGCCACCGCCCCAGCAGTGCAGCTCGGCAAGCCTGGCGGCGAGCAGCTTGGGGACCTGCAGCGGGTCGCCGGGCGAGTCCCGGTCGGGTGCCTGGGCGCTGCTCTCGAGCGCCAGGAAGCGGCTGAACAGCCCGTTCTCAACCTGACTACCCTGCATAACCGTCCAGAACTCGGCGTTGGTCGAGGTGCCGAAGATGCTCATGGCCGGGCATTGGATGTGGATGTCGGACTGCTCGGCCGATGTCATGGTGCCGATGGCTCCGAAGCTGCAGGACCACTGCTCGCGCAGCTTCTCGGCCAGGCGCCGCTCCCAGTGCGAGGAGCGTGGATCTGTGATGCGGCCGAGGAAGCCGGCGATCTCGTCGAGCACCACGATGGTGAGCGGGTTGGCCCTCAGGGCGCGGTTGAAGCCCTGCTGGCTGGTGATGTCGCCGAGATGCACGTGCGCACCGGCAAGCGCCGACTCCATCAGCGGCAGGATGCAGCGGCGTGGGTGGTCCTTGCCCGCGGTCGCCGGTGCCACCGAGACCACGTAGAGGTGAGTTGCGCTGCGGGTGGGGCCGGCGACGCGGCGACCGATCAGCGTGCCGACGATGGTGATGGCGGCGCCGAGCGCCAGCACCCGGTTCGGACGGCGCGCCGTGCTGGTGATCCAGTCGATGATGTTGCCGACGGCGCCGGGCACATGCGTGTGTGGCTCCAGCGGGTCCTGGCCGGGCTTGGGCTCCCGCGCTGTGGGCTCGGCTTCCGCAGCTGGCGTGCTAGGTGCATCCGGCACCTCGATCGCGACGTTCGTTGCGCCCCAGCCGAGGCGCTGGCTCAGGAAGCCGAAGGCGGCGTCGAGATCGCACCCGAGCGCCGCCATCACGAGATCGAGCGGCGTGTAGCCGACGTCGGCGCCGAAGTCGCGGATGCCCGCCGATGCGATCTTGAGATTGCGGCTGCGTTGCGGGCCGGGCCTGCCGGTCGAGGACGGGCGCCAGACCGGCACCGCCTCGTAACCGTGCGTTGTGCGCCGTGCCTTGTAGAGCCCAAGCGCCGGCACCCAGTCGGGCAGGCTCCCCAGCGCGGCCTCGTTGAGCTGGCGGTGTGGGGTGGCGTCCTCGCCGTCGTGGCCGTCGCCGCTGCCGTTGACGCGGCGCCCTGGCGACGCCTCGCCACCGAGTGGTGCCAGCGCCGTGGTGATGCGCTCGGCGATGTCGATGGGCAGCGGTGGAAGCTCCCGCGGCGATAGACGTTCGAGCGTGTCCAGGGTCAGCCAGCGGTACGGCGCGTGCGTGTCGGGGTGGATGGTTGGCGGCAGCACGGTCTGCCGGCCAGGGCCAATGATCTCGATCACGCGCTTACCGGCGATCGACCAGCTCTGCGAGGCGATGCCGGGACCATGGTAGAAGCAGGTCTCGCCCTTGGCGCCTGCCTTCTTGACCGAGGTCGGCGGCAGCACGGCCAACAGCGCGGCCAGCGTCTCGGGATCCTCGGTGTCGATGTCGACGCCGACCATATCCTGGCTAGGTGGGCCGCCGAGCACGCCGATGCCCGCGCCAGCGCGCCCCCAACGCTCGCGCTCGTCGTGTAGCGAGCGGCGGCCGACGAAGCGCGTGGTCCAGGCCCTAAGACCTTCCCAGCCCCCGTTGCAGAAGAACCCCGGCCTCTTGCTGCCCGGGATGATCGGCACCACCGTGTAGCCCTGCTCAAGCAGGCGGGCCGCACACTGCTCGAAGGGTCCCAGGGCGTCGGTCATGCTCGCTCTTAGAACGCGGGCTCATCGTGGAAGATCTTGCGGCGCAGGGCGCGCTCGTAGCCCGTGAGCAGGCGGCGCAGGAACTCGCGCCACTGGTCGCGGTCGAGCTTCGCGATGTCCGTCTCGCCGATCTCTTTGAGGTAGCTGCCGGCAATGGTGCCGGCCTCCAGCATGGCACCAGTCTCGTAAGCGTCGAGCACAGGTTCGGGCATGGTGTAGACCTTCCTCGCTGCGGCATGGCAGCCGTTGTTGTCACAGAGCCAGATGACGGGCATCCGGCTCGGTTTAGACGGCGCATATCCAAGCCAGACCGCGTGTCGGCGGCACACGGCGCACGCTGCAGGTTTCGGCGTGGCGGCAAGGCGGGCGAGCGTGTTCATGCGGGCCCCCGATCACGCCAGTTGCCGAGCCGCCACGACTGCGGGTGTCCGGACAGGAGTCCGTTGTCGTAGGGTTGCACGTCATTGCGCTCTAGAAGAGCCTTCGCGACTTGATCTGAGATACGGCCGCCGCGTGGCCAGATGTAAAAGCCGCGCTGGCCATCAGTGCCGTGCAACCTGACGAGTTTCGCGTCTGAGCCCTGCAGGAGAACGAGCGCCTTCCTGAGTGTCACGCGCTGTGTGTTTGGCATTAGCCGCTCCTGCTCATGCTGCCACCCTACGGACGCTGTAGCGGTGATCGATCTCGAGACGGCTGCCGTCGGGGTAGCGAACGCGGCGACGCTGGATGCGCCACCACCCCCCGTCGCGATCGACAACGATCTCGGTAATCGGGCGAAGCTCGGCCTTGCGCGCGAGCGCGTCCGCAACCCGTGCCGGCACCGGCGCGCGTCCGCCCATGGCGGACCACCAGCGCCCGGCGTACCAGCGCGCGCCTTGCGAGCCTTCGAAGGAGACGTACTCCGAATAGGCGGTGAAGCCGCTCAGGTGGTCGACGCGCAGTGTCGGCGGTGCGCCCAGGCTGCCGCGCTTGTGGTGAGCGCGAAATTCGGAGTGACGTACCGAAAGCCAGGTCGGCTCGCGCCCCAGGATCGGCACGGTGTCGGCGCTGGTGTGGTGCCTGGCCGCGCGCGGCTCGCTGACGAAGATGTGGCCGCAGCACGAGCAGGCTCTTGCCGCGAGCAGGTTTTCCTCGCGACATTGCGGGCAGGTCTTGGTCAGCACGTCGCTGGGCTCGGCGCCGCCGCCGTCGCGCACATGGATGCTGTCGACCGGGCCGTGGCGACGGATGTTGCCGGCGAAGTCGAGGACCCGGCAGTCCGTCTTGCCAGGCGCCAGGCGGGTGCCGCGGCCGACCTGTTGGACCAGCAACCCGGGCGAGCACGTCGGCCGCAGCAGCGCGATCAGGTCAATGTGCGGGATGTCGAAGCCGACGGAGAAGACGTTGACGCCGGTCAGGCAGCGGATCTCTCCGGCGCGGAAGGCGGCAAAGACGGCCCGGCGCTCGTCGCTCGGCGTCTCGGCGATCACTGTCTCGCAGCGGATGCCGTGCTCGCGGATGCGATCGCGCACGGCATAGGCGTGGTCGACGCCACAGCAGAACGCCAACCAGCTACGGCGGTCCTTGCCCTGCTCGACCAGCTCGGCGACCGCTGCCTGGACGATGTCGGTGACGTTGGCGGCGGCCTCAAGCTCGCCCGGGATGAACTCCCCACCGCGGCGGCCAACCCCGCTGACGTCGATCTTGGTGCTGGTGGTCTTCGACGACAGCTTGCTGAGATAGCCGTCCTTGATGCCGTCGCCGATGCCGTAGGAGAAGACGGTACGCTCGAACAGCGCGCCTTCGCCGCGGTCGAGATACCCGCTGTCGAGGCGGAAGCAGGTGGCGCTGGCGCCCAGCATGCGCAGGTCCGGCGCCTTCGCGCGCAGCACGTCAATCAGGGTGAGATACATGCCGTCGCCGTCGCGCGGCACCAGCTGCACCTCGTCGATCAGCAGCAGGTCGCGGCGGCCAAGCTTGTCGGCGTCGCGCCAGAGCGTCTGCACGGTGCCGAAGATGATGGGCTGGTGGTGGTCGCGGCGATCGAGTCCGTCGCTGCAGACGCCGTAGGGAGCACCGGGCCAGATCTTGAGCAGCGCGGCGACGTCCTGCTCGACCAGCTCGCGAACGTGCACGGCCACGAGGATCTGCGTGGCGGGATCCTTCGCCATGGTCCGGCGGATGGTCTCGGCGATCACCACCGACTTGCCGGTGGCCGTGGCCATGTCGATCAGCGCGGCGCCGCCGCCACCGTTCCAGTGCTTCTCCAGCGCCGCCAGCGCTTCAAACTGATAGGGACGCAGCTCCACCGCCAACCTCCGAAACCGTGAGCACGTGACGGTCCTGGTTCGGTTCGGTTGGTTCGGTTCGGGTTAGTTCGGTTGGTTCGGCCTGGTTGGTTTGTTTGGTTGACGAGTGGCGAGCCTGTGGCCCACCATCGCCTCATTGGTAGCTAGGGGTGCTGGGGGGCATTCTGCGCGGCGGCCTGCTGATACTTGGTCAAGTCCATCTCCATGCCCTGCAAAGCAAATCTGAGCGTCTCCAAGTCGCTCTTTGACAAGCGCTCCAGGGTCTTCATTTCCTGATGCGGGCAAAGCTTGTGAATGGACTCACGGATTTCATCAGCAATAGTTTCCTTCCGTTCCCCGAAGTCTTGACCGGCCGAATGGAATTGGCGCCATGGGTCACGCATTGGGTTCTCCTTTCAGTTTCATCAGAACGGAACTTCGTCGTTGATCACTTCGCCGGTCGACGGCTTGGCCGTCTGGCGCCATGGTGCCGCGTCGGTGTCGGTGGTCGGTCGCGCCGCTGCAGCTGCCGGCTTGTCCGGGCTAGTCTTCGGGGCTGCCGCGCCAGCTTCGGCTTTAGGGCCGGCCTTCGGATCCTCGAGCGGCAGGATGCGCGATACCCTGTTCTTGTCGGGATAGACCCCCTGCTTGTCCTTCTCGATCCCGACCTTGATCCGGCACGGGATGAACTTAAGCACCTCGACGTCGGTCACTTGCTCGGAGATGCCGGTGGCGACGCAGAGATCCTTGAACTGCCGGCGGCCGATCTGAGTTGCCTGGGTCGAGGAGTTCATAAAGGTGATGTTCTGAAAGACGTACCGGTTCTCGTAATCGCCCTCAGTGATCTGCCAGCGGAGGGCGACGTAGCAACCGTCATTCGTCCTCGGCTGACAGACTGAGGCGTCGGTGATCTGGGCGACGTAGGTGCCGATCGGCATGAGGTCGAAGTGCGTGCCTTCCTCGGTTTCCGGGTCGAAGGCTTCGGGCAGAGCGGTGTCGGAATTTTCACTCATTGGAGGTCTCCGTTGTTTGGTTGGTTGCCACGCTTGACGGTGCCGGCTCCGCGGCCGTGGCGCCGCTCGGAGACGGGAAGAACCCAGCGATCTTTGCAAAGTCGAATTCGAGCGAGACTGGCACCTTGGCTGGCAGGCCGTAGCGGTTCTTCGCCGTGAAGGCGGGCCGTCCCTCAAAGTGCAGATAGCGTTGCGAGCCGCCGTCGGCGCGCACGCGCTTCTTGCCGAAGCTGGCATCCTCGCTCTGGATCACGATGTCGGTGGAGAGGAAGCCGATGGCGTCGCACCAGTCCTGGACGATGGCGCGAGCGCGCTTGTGCAGGCGGAGCTGGTAACTGGTGTACGACGGCGCACGCGGATCGTTGACGGTCTCGACGGCGCTGTGCGCAATCAGGACGATTGCCATACCCCGCTTGCGCCGCGCCCAGTCCAGCCCGGCCAGCAGATCGTGCCAGAGCTTGTCGGCCTCGACATAGCCGCGCCCGTACCCCGGGCTCTCGATCGACCCCCAGCCGTGCAGGTTGCAGATCGAGGCCCAGATCATCGGCTCGATCGCATCCACGGAGTCGACGACAATGGTCCGATAGGAGTGCTCGCCGTTCCCCAGCGCGATGATGGCCTCACGGACACCGGCGACGCCATCGAGCGGGCCGAAGCTCGCAAGCTCGAGCCCGCCCGGGCACCCGTCCTCGGTCTGCAGAAAGATCGGGCTTGGGAAGCGCGCGGCGAGCGTGGTTTTGCCGGTGCCCTCCTTGCCGTGGACAAGGATCCGCGGCGCGTGTGTTGCCTTGATGGGACGGACATCGGCCAGCGTAATCATGCGGCGCCTTTCTGCGCCGCGGCACGGGCCTCATTGTCCATCTCGGCAATCGCGATCGCCTCGAAGAGCGTGTCGGCTGTACCTAGGTGGCGGTAGCGGCCGTCTTTGACGTGCTCGGTGGTGAAGTAGACGAGCGTCGCCTTGGTATGGCGAACGGCCCGATATTCGCCGCCAACGCTGCGCGAAGCCCACGCGCACCACCACCCGTTCCCGCAACCTTTCCAATTGAGTTGCGGCAATTTATTTGCTGCTTCTCGCAAAATCTTGATGTTCGGATTAGTCTCCTCCAGCAGCTGGTTGAGTTGGAACAGGACGACACGAATGAGCTGCACCGGTTTGGGTTTGGTGGGGAGGGTTGCGGAAATCCTCACCGGCTCGCCACCACATTCAGCTTCCAGTTTCTTGAGATGCTCGCTGTACGGGCGTCCGTCCGTCTCGTCTCCATCCCACGAGGCCTCGTAGCGGGTCTTTTCACCATTGCGCTCGTCTGAGCACTCGATTGCGATGCGCATCAGCATGGCACGCCCTCCTGCTCGGCAAGCGTGAATGCCTCATGTGCATATTCATCGCCGCGCGTTCGAAGTTGCCGATCCATTTCTTTGATCAACAACGTTCGCTCGTCGCGAGAGGGGGAAAATTTGTTCACTTGCTCGCGCAGTGCGGCCTTGAGGTGCTCGCGCAGTGCGGCCTTGAGGCAAGCGGTGCCTTCTAACGCTGCGTGGGCGTAAACATCGAAGGCCAGCGTGAGAATTGCGTCCGCTGCCTTCCGACGCGCGATCTGATCTTGCTTTTTCGAGGATGGTCGTGTTTTAATCGGCATTGCTCGATCTCCTGGCTGGATGTCGGGTATTCCTTCACTTGATCTCTGGGCCGGCTCCGGTGCGCTCCTTTCGCACCGGGCCGGGCTGGCTTGCCGTCCGTTTTCACGTCACACCGGCGCCGCCGACGGCATCGCCGCGCCGAAACGGTTTATTTTCGAAGCGAGATTTCGCCGTTGAGGATCTGATTAAGACGCGAGGTCCTAGCGGTGTACTGATTTCCGACTTGCGCGATTAGGCCGGCTCTGGCGAGCTTCTTGCAGAAATACCACGCACGCGAATAGCTGACTTTGCCGTTCTCGTCGTAGATTTGGGCGTACTGCCCGATTTCCCACGCGCCTCGCAAAATCCGATCCTCGCCTTGCCTATCTGGCATCGCGGTTCCTCCGAAAAGCTTTCGCGTAATATCGCGAGCCTGGACGTGATTAATTGGTCGGTCAATGGCTCGGAAAAAGTTCGCGAAACATAACATTTTTTTATCGTGAAATTTCAGTATGTTAGCTTAGCTAAAATGGACGGCCGTCCGCGACCGAGACATTTCTAATTTTTTCAAAGTCGCTATTTCACTCCCGTCGGCCTTGACAGTTATAGGTTGTCCGTGTCAACCTATATCGTTCGGCCAACCCGACCTATTGAAGGGAGTTCAACTCAAATGCACGAGGATGACCGCGAGCGCGCATGTCGCCAAGGCGCGCAAGCCTGGAAGCGACTGAAGGGAGACTCCAGCTGGAACGACTGGTTAAAAGTTGGCTTGGCTCTGCAAATCGGCCGCGAGTGGGCCATGCACCAGGCCGGCGTCAGCGCGCCGCAAGGCAAGGGCTACAACCTTGCTTTCGGCGAATGGCTCGTGACGCACAAGTTCAACGACATGGACAAGAGCGAGCGCGCGCGGCTGTTCGAGGTGATGGACAACCTCGGGCCGATCGAGGCGTGGAGGGCGACGCTCCCGCTTAATCAGCGGCTCAAGTTCAACCATCCCAACACCGTCCTGCGCCGCTGGAAGGCGGCAATCGAGCCCGAGTCCGACACGGAAATGGATCCCAGCAAGAAAAAGCCGACGCTGCGCGATCACGTCGTGCGACTCGCCGTCAAGAACAGGCGCATTGCTGAGCTTGAGGCGCACGTCACAGAGCTTGAGGCGGCGCGCGAGCAACCGCTTTGGGAGTGCGAGCCCGAAGCCATCGCCAGGGCCATCGCCGCGAACATGGGGCTCGACAAGGTCCGCGAGGTGGTCGCGCAGTTGCTGGATATTGTCGGACACCCGGAACCCGTTGCACGCCCAAAAGCCCGCAAGCGAGAGAAGCCTGACGACCGGGCGGAGAGGGCGCTAGGGACATCCGGCTGAAATCAACGAAACAGGGGAGTAACTAAAGTGTCGGTTCGCAAGCGAACTTGGAAGACCAAACAGGGCGAAGCGAAGGAAGCCTGGGTCGTCGATTACACCGACGGCGACGGTGACCGCCACGTGGAGACTTTCGCACGCAAGAAGGACGCCACGGACCATCACGCCAGGATCAAGCTCGACGTGAAGGCCGGCTTGCACTTGGCACCGTCCAAGTCTGTGACGGTAGCCAAAGCCGCGGAACTTTGGCTCACGTTCGTCAAGAACGAGGGCCGCGAGCGCAGCACGCTCGAAAGCTACGCGACGCAGGCACGGCTCCACATCCTGCCGCGGCTCGGCGAGTTCAAGCTCACGGCGCTCAGCGCACCACGGATCGAGCAATTCCGGGACGAGCTGCTCGGCACGCTGTCGCGGTCGCTGGCGAAGAAAGTCCTGGTAAGCCTCAAAGCCATCCTGCGCGATGCCCAGCGTCGCGGCCTGGTTGCGCAGAACGTCGCTAGCGGCGCGCGCGTCGACCAGCCGCGGCGGGAGCGGCCGCTTGCCGTCGGCATCGACATTCCAAGCAAGGACGAGGTCCGGCGGCTCATTGAGGCTGTCCCCGACTTGCGCTCGCGCGCGACGCTGTTCGTGGCCGCGTTTGCTGGCCTGCGGGCGTCCGAGATCCGCGGGCTGCGGTGGGCGGACGTGGATCTCAAGGCGAGCCCGCCGACCGTCACGGTGAGCCAGCGGGCGGACCGCTACAAGGTGATCGGCCCCACCAAGTCGAAGGCCGGCATGCGCACCGTGCCGATCGGCGCCATGCTCGCCAACACGCTGCGGGCCTGGCGGCTGCAATGCCCGGCCTCGCCGCTCGACCTTGTCTTCCCGACCAAGGACGGCGGCATCCAGCGCCTGGTGAACATGACCAAGGTTGCGCTTACGCGGCCGCAGCGGCGGCTCGGGATGCTCGACGGACAGGGGCGGCCACGGTACGGCTTCCATTCCCTGCGGCACTACTACGCGTCCTGGTGCATCAACCGGCGCGCCGATGGCGGGCTGGAGCTGCCGCTCAAGAACGTGTCGGTGCGGCTCGGGCACGCCAGCATCCAGATCACCGCCGACACCTACGGGCACCTGTTCCCGTCGCAGGACGACGGGGCCGAACTTGATGCCGCCGAGCGGGCGATTTTCGCCACCTGAGGGCGCCCGCCATGTCGCGTTCATGTTGCATTGAGTTTTTCCAAGTCAGTCTGCCCCCTTTGAATTTGTTGCAATTTTTTGCAACATGGACAAGAGGCAGAAAACTCGAACTGGCGGGCTCTCTAACGCAAATAGCCTAGTATATTCAAATCGTTACCTGGGGATCGAGGGGTCGCCTCCCGCCCTACATTGCCGGATTGACGATCAGCGCCTGCGGGCTGATGCCAAGTCCGGTGATGGGCGCGAAATCGTTGAGCGCGTCGAAGGCAAGCCTGCTGTAGAAGTGCGGATTGGTGACGCAGCAGCGTGTAACCGTCGGGCGCGGCCTTGGCCACGGATTCGGCGCCGACCTGGCCGGTGGCGCCCGGCTTGTTCTCCACCACCACCTGCTGGCCCA